AGTACGCACTGTTGACTGCGTTCCTCATCCCAACGGGTGATGATCCAGAGAACGATGCTGCTGTAGTGAGTGCAGCCAAGGAGATCTTTGGCGACACGGTGAAGCCAGTAACCAAGAAGGCAACCAAAGCAGACGGTGAGTGGGAAGGAGTTAACTTCTAATGTCATTTGACCGAGTAGATCTTTGGCTGACAGATAAGGTCAGCCCAATCAAGGAGAAGACCAAGGCAGGCAAGGATGTCTGGAAGTTCTTCGGTAGCATGCAGTCCTATGCGTATGATTACTGGGCTGGCACCCCAAAGGACCAGCGCACTGGACCAGCACCAGAGCGCTACGAGCGCGTGACGCTGTACATCATGGACGAAGCTACCGCTGGGCATGTTCAGAAGATCTTTGACAAGGTTGTGAACTCAGAGGCTAACGATCCTCGACAGCACATCCATGTCATCGGCGCACTGTCTGAGCAGACAAGCAAGGATGGCAACAAGAAGGGTTATATCCTTCTGGTTAATGAGGCTAGCCCTCTGATTTGGGGTCCGCTCCGTGCACGGTCTTGAGATCGTAGACAAGCGCGACGAACTGCCAGTCCTGATCGAAGGCTACGATTACGCAGTCATCGATTGGGGCGAGCAGATCACAGACGCTGGCGAGATTCGGATCGTTGCCATCTACAGCCAAGCAATCATCATTCAGTCTGAGGTATCTAGAGCCTTGGAGTTTATTCAAGGTCACAATGGTGCTGCAACTCCAGATGATTTTCCTGCTGCACTTGCTGCCGCAGAAGAGGTGTTTGATAAGTTGACGACTGAGTTTGTTGGGCCTGGCATGCCAGTGTTTAGACTTGATTGGATGGTAGAAGATGAATTTGGACGAGAGGATGGACCTAGCGATGGGAGTAATGAAGGACCTAGCGATACAGGGTCGGAGGAACCGACAGAGGGGTAACGCCTTCGAGCGAGAGGTCGCCAAGAAGCATGGCGGTCGGCGCACTGGGATGTACGGTGGGCCAGACGACGTGACCATTGACGGTCTCTACAAGATTCAAACCAAGGTCGGCACCATGTTCAGTGAGAAATACTGGAAGTGGTTGAAGGCGATCAAGGTAAACGCTGATCAGGTAGCCTATCTGGTCATCGGGGACGCACCAGGGCCGGGCACACCACGCCGAACTGTGGTGATTATGGACGAGCAGGATTGGCTCGTGATTAAGGAGAAGCTGCATGGCAGTACCGAAGGCAAGCAAGAAGGGGCGTAGCGTGGCTCTGGCCACTGCCCAGTGGAGTCGTGCGTTCAGCGTGGCTCTCGCCACCTTTCTGGTTGAGTACTCAAACCTCAAGCCAGAGGGCGACGAGAAGCCAGTGAACGTACCTATTGACAACGTAGTAGCTCTGGCTGCTGGCGTTGCGTTGAAGATTACGGAGATTGCCGATGGCGACGACGCCGAATGAGTCCACGCAGGATGACGATGGGTTCCGAGCTAGGGTCGTATCTGCGGTACGCACAGTATCGCAGCACCCGCGCACTAGGGACACTGCGGTTCCTGCTGTCGGAGTACTGGGAATCGTGGCTGGTGTCACGGCTAACGCGCCCTTGGCGCTAGGCGTATCTCTGCTAACGTTCGCGTTGCTGGATAAGCGGCGATGAAACTAGGACTGGCATGCCCAAACTGTGACAAGTACAACGTGCGCCCAATGCGTGCGCCAGAGTATGTGTTTCATTCGGGCATGTCGGTCCGGCTGTACATGTGTCAAGACTGCCGACGCATGTTCATGGTTAGGTTTCAGGTAGTCACAGATAGTGTAGCATTAGAGTTGGAGGAACTTATTTATGGTTCAGGGGAACAATCGCGTGCCGAGTGAGTTCGTTGAGTACTTTCAGGGGCTCTACGAAGATGCTCTCAACATCATGGTCGAGCGACAGCAAGGCTATGGTCCATCAAACATTGAGGCGCTGGGTGCCTACGGTGTTTTCTCTCGCCTGGCGTCGGACAAGGTGAGCCGCATTGCTAATGAGCTGAACGGAATCATTGATTCTGGCGAAGCTATTGTCACTGACGATTGGTTTAGCGATGGGGTTCGTGATGCGCTAGTAGACATTGCTAACTATGCCATGATCCTCATCTCTCTTGGAGAAGGGAAGTGGAGCGAAGTCGCACGAGCTGACGAGCACTATGGTCTTCCATATGAAACGTTTGAGCAGGACGACGAAATCGGAATGGCTTACGAGATCTAATGATTCCAAACTTCGCCACTATCAAGATTATGTTCGGTCGCAAAAGGTGGGCTGAGCTAGTGCTCATATATACCCAGAAGGGATGGAAGGCCACTGCCTTCTATAGCGACAAGCCCGACGTATATAAGGTTGGTAGTGGCGAAGAGGCGCTTACTCAAAAAGAAGCAGAACAAAAGGTAAAGGAGCTTGCGGATGCCTGGCGCAAAACACAAAAGGCCTGAGGTCGAGTTCAAGGGGGAGGCTCCGGTATGGTACCGCAAGCAGTGGAATATAGCCGTGGATCGCATAGTCGCCATCGCAAAGGTGGCTGACGTACGCGTGGCTAAGGTAGAAATCCATTGGCATGATGATCCGGCAAGAGGCAAGCAATGCGCATTGGGCGAGGCTGGGACAGACGTCCTTACCTTCTGCACCAATCCTGCAGATGAGGACACTTTCATCCACGAGGTGGCCCATCTAGCGTCGCCAGGTCAGCATGGTAATCAGTGGGCAGAGTGCTACTACAAGTTGCTTAGGCAGTTAATGTCAGAGGCAAAGATGATTAGCGCAGTGGCTGAGGCCATGAAGATCTACCCCTCTGTTAGAAAACTTGTAAGGTTCAAAGATGAAGAAGAGTCCTGACCCGCTATTGAAGTTCTTTATGGAAGATGCAGAGAAGAAGGGCATGTCATTGCGCAAATATTGCAAAGACATGGGCATTGATTATTACCACTTGACTGGCTATCCAAGGCCAGTCAATGAGGTCAGTTATGATGAAACGAAAGGGGCTACAGATGACGAAGATAGCATACGATCCGAAGATAGTAGATAGCTACAACAAGCACCTTGGCAAACGACGCGGCCAGGTTCGCAGGCAAAGCGAGATGGGGCAGATGGAACTTTCTGCCATGTCCAAGGCTGCTGAGCTAGGGCACGTTCCGGGCGTTGGCCTAGATGGGAAGTACGAAAGCTTCTTGTTCTGCGAGACGTACAGGTGTTTCGCTATGTGCAGCATCACCAAGGATGAGGGGGTACACGGCTCGATAGTGGAGGTACAATGCGGTGACGAAACAATCATACATCCGAATCCTAAATCAGTCTGGGAAGAAGGCCACGAGGGCTCGTTCTACCCAGTCCCAACCGTACAGCGGCATTCAGTGTCCGATTGAACCAGATCATGGCGGGATGCTTGACACTGGGACTGGGAGTTTGATATGCTTACACCAGAGCCACTACGTTCCAGGTGGGCGTTGGGTATTCAGTAAGGAGGAGGCCTATGCAATCAACGAGAGCGAGCGAGCGAGCGCTAATCGGCGCGTGCATCATAGACGGGGACGCAGCTAAGAATGTCGTTGACCGTGTAACCGAGGATGACTTTGATGACCGTGAGTGCAGGGTTGTATTCGCAGCCATCAAGGAACTGGTGAAGAAGGGCACAGCCCTAGACATCATCACCATCACCGACAAGCTTGAGTCTGCCGGCACACTGGCCGATGCAGGTGGGTACACCAACGTATCTTCCATGTCATCGGACACACCCAACAGTCTCAACTACGAGTCGTACATGGGCATTGTTATCGGTAACTCAACGTACCGCGCACTGCGCAATGTCGCCACTAAGGTGGCCGAGCTGTCGTCTGGCAGCAAGACGCCAGAAGAGGCGATGGCTGAGGCCGAGAAGCTCATCATGAATATCAGCAAGTCTCGTACTGCTGGTAGGTTTGCTGACATGCAGCAGATCATGGACGAGACACTTAGTCGCCTGCAGTTCATGCAGGCTGGTGGAGCAAATGGGGTGTCATCCGGCATCCCTGCTATCGACAGCATCGTTGGTGGCTGGCAGCGCGGCAACCTAATCGTTGTTGCTGCTCGCCCCAGCGTTGGCAAGACAGCCCTAGCAACAGCGATGGCAGCAGACGCAGCCATGCAGCAGAAGAAGTCTGTTGCCATCTTCTCCATGGAGATGAGCAGGGAGGAGATCGGCAGCCGCCTCATCTCGTCTCTCTCTGGTGTATCTCTGCATGATATACGGCATGGCAACCTAGACATGAGCGCCCTAACAAACGTGCTTGATGTAGCTAAGGGCATTAGGGAGAGCGGTCTAAGGGTGGAAGACTCATCCATCTCCAGCCCATCTGAGATGCGATCCAAGTGCCGCCGCCTCAAGTCAGAGCATGGGCTTGACCTGATCATCGTTGACTATCTGCAACTGATGGCACCAGATAAGCAAACCAAGGATGGCAATCGGGTGTATGATGTGGCAGACATTAGCCGTGGCCTCAAGGCCCTGGCTCGTGAGCTGGACGTGCCAGTGGTGGCGCTGTCGCAGTTGAGTCGTTCATCTGAGTAC